TGAAACTGAAAAATACGCTGAATATTCTGAAAAAGTCAATGATCAGTCTTGGAATAGATATGATACATTTGATAAATGGAAGTATGATTTTTTCTTTAATGTTACTAAAAAAGTTTGGGACACAATTAAAGATGATGGTTTTATGATGATAAACATTATTGAACCAAGAAGTACTGGAAATAAAAGATTGAATTTATGTGATGATATGGTTGATTATTTTAAGAATTTTAATAAATCAAATTATTTAGGAAAAATAGGTATGCGTATGGCAGCTAGACCAAATGCCAGTGAATTGGCAGACGTATTTATAGAACCTATTTGGGTATTTAGAAAAAATAATCAAAATTATATCCAGAATTTACAGAACACTATTGATAATTTTTATTGTTAAGGATAGAAACATATGGATTTAAAAATGTTAATTAAGGAGAGTGGAAATGAGTACGCTGGAATCGTTTCTGATGGAATTGAGGCAGGAGATGTTGAATCTTTTATTGATACTGGAAGTTATGCTCTTAACGCTTTACTCTCAGGTTCTATCTATGGTGGACTCGCTTCGAACAAGATTACTGCTTTTGCAGGCGAAAGTGCCACCGGAAAGACATTCTTTGTTTTGGGCGTTGTCAAACAGTTTTTAGAAGATAATCCTGAAGGAGGTGTTATTTATTTTGAGAGCGAATCTGCATTAACAAGACAAATGATAGAATCTCGTGGAATTGATAGTAAAAGAATGGTAATAATGCCTGTTGCTACAATTCAGGAATTTTCCCACCAATCAACAAAAATTTTAGACAAATATTTGGATCAAGATAAAAAAGAACGAAAGCCTTTAATGTTTTGTCTTGATTCATTAGGTATGCTTTCTACATCAAAAGAAATGTCAGATACATCGGATGGAAAAGAGACCAAAGATATGACACGGGCAGCCCTCACAAAAGCAGCATTTAGAGTGTTGACACTAAAATTAGGGAAAGCAAAAATTCCAATGTTAGTCACTAACCATACCTATTCCCAAGTAGGCACAATGTTTCCTCAACAAGTGATGGGAGGCGGGACTGGATTGTACTATGCTGCCACAAATATTATATTTTTAAGCAAAAGAAAAGAAAAAGTGGGTACTGAAGTCATAGGTAATATAATTCATTGTAAAAATCAAAAATCAAGACTTACCATAGAAAATAAATTGATCGATGCATTGGTCACTTATGATAAAGGATTGGATAGATATTATGGTATGTTAGAACTTGCGGAAGCCTGTGAGGTATTTAAAAAAGTATCAACAAGATACGAACTTCCTGATGGATCAAAACAGTTTGGTAAAACTATTTTAGCCGAACCTGAAAAATATTTCACAGATGATATATTAAAAATAATAGATGATTATTGCAGTAAAGAATTTCTTTACGGCAAAGGATCAAAAACTTTTGATGAATCGTTAGAGGAAGAAAATGGACTTGAAGAGTAAATATGAATTAGTAGAATTAGAAGATGATCGACATGCGTTTAGACTTATAGAAGGTAAATTTAAAGATGTAATCTATAAATACAATCGTTTTGGGTTGATAGAACCCGAAGAAGGCGAACAAGTATTGAAATATAGATTTGAATATGATATAATTGAAATTCCTGAAGAAATAAGAAATAAAAAATATACTGATAAGGAAGGACTTGAATTTGAAGAACTTATCGGAGATATTTTGATTCAAATATTGGAAGAAAATGTAGTAGTCAAAGAGGATAATGACAATACGACTAGAAGATACGATTTTAAAAAATCTGATTTATTTTGAAGAATACACTAGAAAAGCAATACCCTACATTAAATCAGACTATTTTTCTGATAATATAGATAAAATATTATTTGATAATATAAAAAACTTTTTATCTAAATACAACTCACTACCTTCTAAGGAATCATTATTAATTGAATTAGGTGAAGATTCCAAATTAACAGAAGAACAGTTTCAGTCAGTTTCAAAAAAAATTTCTCAATATTATTTTGAAAAAGATGATAAACCCGAATTGGAATGGGTTGTTGATACTACCGAAAAATTTTGTCAAGATAGGGCGATATACAATGCAGTTTTAGAATCTATTCAAATTTTAGATGGTGAAAATAAAAATAATAAAGATAAAGGAACAATTCCTACTTTATTATCTGAAGCATTGTCTGTTTGTTTTGATCCGTATGTTGGTCATGATTATATAGAAGATGCCGAAGAGAGGTATAAGAGTTATCATGAGGTGGAGGAAAGAATACCGTTTGATTTGGATTTTTTCAATAAAATAACTAAAGGCGGATTACCCAGAAAAACACTAAATATAGCACTTGCCGGCACAGGTGTTGGTAAAAGTCTGTTTATGTGTCATCATGCCGCAGCTTGTTTGTCAAATGGTATGAACGTGTTGTATATAACACTTGAAATGGCCGAGGAAAGAATAGCACAAAGAATTGATGCTAATTTGATGAACATTACTATGGATGAATTGGAACAGATACCTAAAGACGCTTTTGACAAAAAAATGAGCAGAATACGTAACATGGTTAAAGGAAAATTAATTGTAAAAGAATATCCTACCGCCAGTGCGAATGTTAATCATTTTAGAAATTTAATGAATGAATTGAAACTTAAAAGAAGATTTTCTCCAGATATTATATTTGTAGATTATATCAATATTGCCACATCTTCAAGACTTAAATTTGGAAATTCTGTCAATTCGTATAATTATATTAAATCCATTGCTGAAGAATTGAGAGGTCTTGCGGTAGAGTGTGATGTTCCTATAATTAGTGCAACTCAAACAACTAGAAGTGGTTATACGAATAGTGATATTGGATTGGAAGATACATCGGAATCTTTTGGATTGCCTGCTACGGCTGATTTTATGTTTGCATTAATCTCCACAGAAGAACTTGAGGACTTAAATCAAATGCTTGTTAAGCAATTGAAAAATAGATATAATGATCTGAGTATGCATAAAAGATTTGTTATTGGAGTTGACCGTGCAAAAATGAAGTTGTATGATTTGGAAGATTCCGCACAGGTTGATTTGATAGAACGAACAAATCAGAAGAAAGGTATGAAAATGCCTTGGGGTAAGAAAAAGGATGAAGATGACGATATTCCATCATTTGATATTGGAACAGATAACCGTATGAGTAGAAAAAAAGATTTCTCAGAATTTTCTTTCAGATAAGGATTACATGATAAAATTATCAGCACCGGAAGGACCTTTTTCATTGATTTTCAATTTTAAAAAACATGATATTGTTTTATTTGGATTACCTGATGATGAAGATATGCAATGTGATTTAAAAGTTTTTAAAGAAGATGTTGACATTTCTCATCAATTTGATTCTACCGGCAGAATAAATCCGGATACAGAAAATTTGTTTATGATTTTAAATAAAATAAATGAAAATGACAAACCTAAAAAGAAAGGATTCATAGAAAATTTGATGAATTTGCGAAAAAAATAAAAAAAAATCTTGACATTGCCTTGTGAAAAATATATAATTATACCATAATCTTAATAGAGGTGATGTCATGTTGTTTAAAAAATACAAAAAATTACTAATTTCTCTTGTAATGCTTCCTGCCGTAGGCTGTTATGGATCTCTAAGATTAACAGGATTGGAGATAAATAACACATCTAATGAAACTACCATATATAAAAATTCCCCCAATACATCTACATTAAATTCAGATTATCAAGATATTATTCAGGAAACTAATTTTTCAAAAAATAAACAGGCAAAAACTTCAAATTTATTTGATGTAAATACTGTTCAAGAATTTATTGATTATTTTAAACCATTGAGAGAATATGGTTGGGCAAATCAAGAACATTTAAAATATAATAAAAATCTAAATTTAGAATCTAAAAAATGCGGTGCGGTCAAAACAATTTGTAGATTTAAACATATTCCTATGAGTTTAGATGTTTATATGTGGGTTAAGCAAACTGATAATAGTTGTATAAAAAAAACTTTATATAAAGATTTATGTGATAAAAAATTTTTAAGTCAAAATTAATAATTATTGAATAATCACATATGATAAATATAGATAAATATGTATAATTTTTTAAGGCTATTAATCTATGCTCACATTCAGACAATTTTTAATTGAAAATTCTGGTGCCAATAAACATCTTGAACATATTGAAGATGAGATGTTGAATACTGGATTTAATGGATTGAGAAATGCGATAGAATATATGATTGCTATTTCTCAATCATTGAGTGGTTCTGATAAAGATGTAACGGTGACAACTAAGTGGGATGGTGCTCCTGCTGTAATTGCAGGAATTGATCCTATTAGTAAAAAATTTTTTGTTGCCACAAAACACGGAGCAACAGCAAAAAATATGAAATTAAATTTTACGGAAAAAGATATTGATGATAATCATCCAGGAGAAGGATTAAATAAAAAATTAAAAACATGTTTAATAGAACTTAAAAAATTAAATCTAAAAGGAGTCTATCAAGGTGATTTATTGTATTCTGAAAAACAAGACAAAAAACTAGAAATTATTAATGATATTAAATATTTGACATTTACTCCAAATACAATTACATATGCCATACCTCTTAAAACAAATTTATTTAATACGGTATATAATAGTAGGGTAGGCATTGTTTGGCATACTAAATATATTGGAGATGGACCGATTAATACTATGAATGCAAGTTTTGATTTGGGTAATAATTTTTTTGATCAAAATAAAAATATTTGGTCAAGAACAGCAAAATTCGAATATGCTGGGGGTACTGCATCATTTAATAAAAAAGAAAAAGATAAATTTTTTAATATTTTATCTGCATTAGGTAAAATTTTTAAAAAGATTGATAAAAGTGTTTTGAACAATATAATGAATGATAAAGAAATTAATATTCAAATTAAAACATACTTTAACTCGAAGGTAAGAGAAGGAAAAAGTATTGAAAATAGCGATAAACACGTTTTGGGATTAATTCAATATTTAAAAAATAAATTAAACTCAAAAATTGATAGTTTAAAAACTGAAAAGGCAAAAAAATCAAGAATTGAAAAAAATGAAGAATTTCTAAAATTTTTTAGAGATAATAAAAAACAACTATCATTAATTTTTGATACACAAAAATTAATTATTGCTGCAAAAAATATTTTAATTAAAAAGATGCAGAATATAGAAAGTTCTGAAAAAACTTTTGTAAAAACATCTTATGGTTATAAAGTTACAAATCCTGAAGGATTTGTTGCTTATCATATAGATAAAGGTGCTTTAAAATTAGTAGACCGTTTAGAATTCTCTAAACAAAATTTTACAATTAATAAAAGTTGGTAAGTAAAATGCAAAACGAAAA